ACACCGTTTTCAAATTCTATAATCATTTCTTGGCGATGGGGGCTTTGAGTATTGCCGCCCATATTGGCACTGAACGCACGATAATCGGACTTGATCTTTTGGATAAGAGCATCAATAGCGTCTTGAGGAAGGCCCTTCATCACTTTACCTTTCGTAAGGTCATCAACCACCATATAAGCATCCTAGCAGGTCTGGAGGTCAGGTCAAGCATTTTTTTGCATGGCTGACCTGCATTTCTGCATGGCTCTAAGTCATTTATTTTATTGAAGAATTGCTAAGTGCTTGAAAAGGTTAGTCTTTTTTGATATGTGATCTATGCACTTTTACTATGATCCACTCATTATAATACTCATCAGGTCTTTCTAATACTTCAAACTGTATTTGATACTTCATTTCCCAATAGTTGGCAGTACCTTTAGACTTACAGAGTTTAAGTATTTCCCGCTCAAAACTATCAGGTCCTAGTCGTTTAACGTCTTCCTTGAGTATTGCGTTTGAACCATAGTAATCTCGCCAGTCGGAGTCTGACTTGACTTTTTTTCGTTTGCCTTTGATTGTTTTGGTGCGTGTGGATTTGAAAAGTTTTTTGCCCACATACTTTTTGTTGTTGGTAAGATTGGTGATAATGTAAACGAACCCAGTGTGCTGTTCAATTTCATCTTCTGTTACCTCACGACCTTCATATGTCCACATGATATACTCCTTTGACGGAGTATATATCAGTCCTTGGCTACGCTCATATGATGAATGTGATAGTAGCGTTCTTCGCCTGGTGACCAGTGTGAAGTTGTCTTTTCATGCTTTAATGTGGTATTACGATTGATCACAGTTTCGTGTTCACCATTATAATATGAATGCCGGCCGACATGGGTAGCAGGATCACCAGGTTTCAAATGAATCTTCATGATATGACCAGAAGAATATGAACCTCGGTTCTGCGCGGCTTTCTGAGCATAACCAGCGGCTATTTCTTTGTCGTGTGTTGCTGAGATAAAGGCATGAGATTTCAGTTTGCCTTTTTTGTCGATGTGTTCTCTAGGATCAAAACTTGTTCCTGAATACACATGCACTTCATGATTCAATTTATTGTTTTCAATAGCATGACTTAGACCTTCTGTGGTTTTCTTGTGTGCTTTAGAAGGTTCGCCTTTATTTTTAATCAAACTCTTATTTAACTGTGAGCTTACAGCCACACCATCATTATCAGGATCACCAGTATATTTTGTAATATGTTTTAGATGTTCAGCCGAAAAGTTATTTGTGCTATGAAGTTTGTCCGCTACTTCTTTATTGTGAACATCACGATCAAACTTTTTCTTTGACAGGTGAGCGTTATCGCTACGATCTTTCATCCATGCTCTAAAGTCTTGAGCCTTGGCTTCATTGAGTTTTTGTTTCTTGTCGGTAAGAATGTTCTTAAAGTGAACCGCAGTAGGCATGACACCTTTTGGTTCGATAGATGATAGTTCTTCAATATGTTTGAAGTGAATTGGAGCTGGTGCCAGACCAGCTCCTTCTTCTTTCTTTTTCAGCTTTGTGAGCGTATATGTCTTAAATGTTCTCATAATGGTATTTATTCATCCTCTTCCTCTTCGGGTTCTTCATCATAGGCATCAGAACCACAAAAAGGACAGAACTTAGCATATCCAGAACTTTCACTCAAATCATATACTAGTTTATATCTCGACTCACAATAGTTGCACGTTTTTGTTTCTATTTCTTTAGACATTAGGCTACCTTATACAATTTCACAGGCGCCAGCCACACAAGCCAACTCTTGGCTGCCAGTGGTTGTGTCCTGCTTTTCATAGTCAGCCAACTTTGACCAGTCAACATTCTTAGGCATCTTAGCCAAGAGAGCTTCGTATGTTTCTTTGTCACAATCTTGATATGGAGCTTGAGCATAAACGTGATCTGAGAAAGGCAAGAATGAAACGCCTGACATTTCGTCAAAGTGCTTCCAAACCCATGAACCAACTTCTGGCCATTCTTCTTCTTTGACAGAAACGGTGATAGAAGGCTTGTGTTCACACCAATGACGCTGATAGGCCAACCACAATTCAAGTTGCTCAATAGCTGTCATATCCTTACGATATATAGCATTTTCTGGAGACTTGATTGGGAACGAGAACACATAGGTGTGATCTGGCTTTGTCACATCATCTTCTGCTGGAAAACCTGCATCGATCATCATCTTTGCAAGAGGATCTTTCTTGTCTGCACGAACAGTGCGAACATAGTATGGTGAGTGACGAGCATGAATACCAGAAGCCGCGTCAACCAGCTGTGAAACTGTACCTGATGGCTTGACGCATGTGATAGCAGCCGAGACATTGATGCCGATCTTTGCTGCCCATTCTTTTGCGGTAGCAACAGCAACATCGCGCAATTCATTCAAGAGCTTTTCAAGATTGCCTGATTTACCGTTTGTATATTCATTGTCAAGAATACCTGTAAGAGAAACACCGAGAAGTCTTTCTTCTTCACAGTTTTCTTTCCACTTCTTAGAAAGATATTTGAAGTTTGTCAAGGTTGATTGCATGACACCGAGGACGGTTGCATCAATAACTTTCTGCTTAAGTGTTGCAGGTGTATCATCACCACGAACGACAACTTCTGTTAAGTTACAGAACTCGCGCGAACGAAGGATAATTTCTGAGCAAGGGTTTGTGCCAAAGTCGTGATTAGGATCACGACGACCAAACTTTTCGGCCTGCTTCTTAGATGCAGTGCGAGAGAAGATGCCGCGCTCGCCAGAATGGGATTCATAAAGCGAGAGCCATTCTTTCATGAAGATGCCAACATCAACCTTATCTTTAGCTACGAACGAGTTGTTAGCCAAGGCGCGTTGCACATTATCTTTCCACCATTCACCAGATTTAGCCACACGCATACGGTCATCGCTAAGATCAGAAAGAGAGATAAGAGCGGAACGGCGAACGCCACCCACAACAACGATTTCAGCGATCTTACAAACAATGTCATGGCACTCCAATGTGGTCAAACGGCGACCAGCGGACTTTTTGAATGTGCTGACGCAGAAATTGAAAAGATCGTTGAGAGGTCCTGGACCTGATGCGCGACCACCAAATGTCTTAAGAGGTGCACCGGCTGCACGAACCTTCGAAATATCCCAAACAGGAATCTGTCCACCATAGAGAAGATGAATAAGTTCTTTCAGAGCCTTTGCCCAGCCAAGTTTGCTATCTGCAACAACGATTGTGGTATCTGTCTTATGAAAATCATCCGCTACAACTGGCAACTGAGAGGTATACTTTTCTTCTACAGAGAAGCCAACACCAGTGCCGTTCATGAGAATGTAAAGAATTTCATCGAACGAACGTGGGTTATCAACCGCAACATAAGAGCAGTTATAACCAGCAACATTCTCACGCTTCAATGCTTCACCTGCGGTCATGAGGCAGCGCATTGATGGCATTACGCGCAGTGACAGTACGGAGTCTTCTAACTTACGACGAACGGTTTCATCCAACTTGAACCCATTGTTCTCTTGTAAATGCTCTTGGAAGAAATTAAAATAACGTGAAACAGTTTCTTCCCATGTTTCACGACGATTCTGATCCCAAAGCCATCTTGCATAACGCGACTTGTGGATAAACTGCTGATATTCTGTTGGAAGATAATTATTCGACATGCTCGACTCCTAAAACGAACGATTTTTTTGTGTAATTGAAAGCGACAGTTAGATTACGATTTAGACCACTTTGTATATTCTAACATTGCTCTTAGATCAGAGAACGTATTACTATCTATAATACTTTGAATTTGTGCAGGTTTGAAACCAGTTAAGATCATCTCATTAATGTCTTTCTTTTGAATGTGTGATGGCCAAATACAAATCTTTTTACCTAATTGAATAGTCTTCAACATATGCCGACACACATCTAAGTTTCGAGGTTCATTATCATAAATGAACACATAATCTAGATTACCGACAATAGATGTTGCGTTATACAACGATGCATCCATCATTGCAATAGCGTTATCTAAGAACAGTGAATCGAAAGGACCTTCAACGACATACACGG